CCAGGGCCAGGCCGTGGCCGGTCGCCAGGTCGCTGCGGATGTCGGCCTCGACGTCGATCGAGGACATCACCAGCAGCTGCCGGGGGATCTGCACCTGGCCGATCAGGGTCTTGGGCGAGAGGGACACGTAGCCGTACGAAGGCTCGGACTGCGGAGCATCGGCCGGCGGGTTCTCCTCCATCCAGGTCACCGTGGGCGCGCCGGTCTTCTTGTTGAAGTACACGACGCCCTGCAGGCCCGGATAGAGCTTCGCGCCGGAGACCAGCACCAGCGCCCGGTTGCGCAGCAGGTCGATCATGTCGGGCATGATCTGCTGGCCGACCAGGGTCGCGCCGCCGCTCTGCTGGGTGGTGCCCAGCACCCGCTGCTGGTCGTCGTCGCTCAGACGCCACGGCACCAGCACGCCGCCATGGTCCGCGCCGGTGCGGTGCTTGGTGAGCTCCTCGTGGACCTCGGCCTCGAGGCCGTCGTAACGGCTGCGCTTGCCGTCCATCAGCTCGGCCTGCATGCGGATCGCGCGGTGGATGGAGTAGCGCTTCTTGTCCTTGGCTGGCATCGTGGCCAGCGCCTCGGCCGATGGCTGCGAAGGGCCGTGGGTGCGCACAGCCTTCAGGATCTCGCGCGAGACCTGGTCGGGGCTGAGGCCCTTCCTGATCCAGCCGGCGGCCTTGTCGGTCACGCCGTGGGCCTGGGCCATCTCCATGATCTCGGCCGCCTCGGCGCCGCGATCGCGGGTCTCGGTCACCTTGGGAGCCGGCGCAGGCGCCGCCGGCGCTTCTCGGGTCTCGGTGCCCGGGGCGGGCCGTTCGACCGCGGCGGGCTGGGTTCCTGCGTCGACACTCATGGTTCGTTCTCCTTCGGAAGCAGGCTCTTCGATCGTGAACTCGACCAGGTCGGCCTCGGGCACATCACGGGTGCGTCCGAAGCCGACCTTGTGGTCAGCGGGTATGGGTTCGGTGGAGACCTCGTAGGGCATCCAGCGGCAGCGGTAGGTCGCAAGACCGGTCTTCTTGTCCTTGGAGACCATGTCCATCGACAGGACCTGGTAGCCGACCGAGACGGTCTTGATGTGCCCCTCGCGGAGCATCGTCTCCTGCTCCTGGCCCAGCGGGATGGACGAGAAGCTCGCCATGCCACGCAGACGCCCGCGCTTCTCGTCGAGCTCGATGTCGTTGACCGAACCGAAGTGCAGAAGGCGCTGGTGGGACTTGATCAGCGGCAGGCCGTTCTTCGCTCTGGTGAGGTCCACGTCGCCTGTGACGTGTGACAGGACCTCGTCGTACTCCTCCCAGGTGTCCCAGGAGTAGCGGCGGACGGGGGCCTCGCTGGAGAAGGACACCGGGTACAGGCGGATCTGGCCCTCGCCGTCATCGGCGCGGGTTTCGACCTCGACCTCGAAGTCCCGGTACTGGATGCGCGGCACCTTCACGGTTCGCGTCTTGATGGCAGTCGGTGTGTCCATGCACCCAGTAGTGATTCATCCGCGAAAGGCCGACCAATCTAAATGTCATTTAGATTGGTCGGCTCATGAGCGCGGTGTCACCGTGGGCGCATGGCACAGGAACTTGCATACCTCCCTGATCAGTTCGCTGCCGGGACCACCGTCTGCTACCGCAGGCGGCTGACCGATTACCCGGCATCCGCCGGTTGGACGCTACGGGTCCACCTGGCCGGCGCGAGCGTGCTCGCCAAGACGGCCGTTGCCAACGGCGACGACTTCCTCGTCACCATCGAGGCCTCCGACACCGAGGGCGACTTCGCAGCCGGCCTGTACAAGTGGGTCGAGCGGGTCTCGAATGCGGGCGGCGAGGTCTACGAGGTGGGCCGTGGTTCCGTCACGGTTCTGCCCAACCTGGCCGAGGCCTCCGAGGGCAGCGAGCAGGAATGGATCGAGCGGGCAATCACCATGCTGCGCGCCCACATCGAGGGACGGCTGCCCGCGGGGATGGAGAGCTACCAGATCGCCGGCCGCGTCGTCGCCAAGATGCCGATCAAGGAGGCGATGAGCCTCCTGGCCAACCTCGAGTCCCGCTTCGCTGGCCTCAGGAATCCCGGGTCCTTCACGCGACCGGTGCTCGTGTCGTTCACCAAGCCTGGGTTCGACCGATGAGGCGTCCGTTGCACAGGCGCCTCGGTCGCGCGTTCCGCTCTGCCTGGCGGGAGCTCCGCGGCCAGCGCGGCGTCTTCGACGGGGCCGGCGTCCACCGTCTGCTCCTGGACTGGATCGCCCAGACCCGGTCCGCGGACGAAGAAGTCCGGGGCGACATCCGCATGCTGCGGGCCCGCGCTCGCGAGCTCGGCCGCAACAACAGCTACGTCAAACGCTACTTCCGGCTGCTAGTGAACAACGTGATCGGGCCCATGGGGATCAAGCTCCAGGCTCAGGTATGGGCCTGGGACCAGCCTGACTCCAAGGCCAACGCCGCCATCGAAGAGGCGTGGAACGCCTGGGCCAATGCCCCGGTGACGGTCGACGGCCGCCTTACCCTGCGCCGGTTCGAGAAGCTGATTCTCAAGACCGTGGCCTGTGACGGTGAGGCCTTCGTTCGCCTGTGGCGTGGGTTCGAGGGCAACGCTCATGGCCTGGCCCTGCAAGCGATCGACGCCGATCTGATCGACGAGACGTTCAACCGCCCTCGCCGCGGCACCCAGAACGAGATCCGCATGGGCGTGGAGATCGATGCCATCGGGCGGCCTGTCGGCTTCTGGGTATGGGACTCGGTCGGCACGGACCTGATGCGCGAGCGGTACTTCATCCCGGCCGCGGAGATGCTCCACCTCTACGACCCCGACCGCGTGAACCAGACCAGGGGTGTCACCTGGGTCCATTCGGTCATGGTCCCGGCGCACATGCTCAACGCCTACGAGGAGTCGGAGGCCGTTGCCGCCAGGATCGGCGCCTCAAAGATGGGGCTGTTCGAGAAGCGGGCCGATTCGCTGGCTGGTGATCTGGCCAGCGACCCCAGGCCTGCCACCATGGAGGCCAACCCGGGCACGTTCGAGATCGTCCCTGACGGCTACGAGTTCAAGGCCTGGGAACCGGATCATCCCACAGCGCAGTTCCCGGCGTTCATCAAGCAGATGCTCCGCAAGATCGCCTCTGGGTTCAGCGTCTTCTACAACGTGCTCGCTAACGACGCTGAGGGCGTCAGCTACTCCACGATGCGCAGCTTCGCGCTGGTCGAGCGCGACGACTGGCGCTCCATCCAGCAGGACTTCATCGACATGTGGCGCAGGCCGCTCTACGCAGCCTGGCTCGGTATGGCGCTTCTGACCGGGAGTCTGAAGCTCGGCTCTCGCGATCCTTCCCGCTACATGGCCGTCAGGCATCGCCCCCGAGGCTGGCAGTGGATCGATCCCGAGAAAGAAGCCAAGGCCGCTGTCCTCTCGATCCAGAACGGCTTGGGGACGAGGACCGGGTTCCTGGCGGAGAAGGGCGAGGACATCGAGGACGTCTTCGCCGAGTTGGCCCGGGAGCAGGAACTGGCCAAGGAGTACGGGTTGTCGATCTCCGGGGCAACGGTGGCGACGAGCGAGCCGGCCGAGGATCAACCCAAGGACCCAGAAAATGACGAGGAAGAGATAGACGAGGACCAGGCAGAAAGCGAGGACGAGGAATCCTCCCAGGCGGCCACTACCTGACGAGAAAGGACCACCACGATGAGCGCACTTTCGGACTACCTCGAGGCCAAGTACCTCGACATCGTCTACAACGGGGAGGCGTTCACGCCGCCAGCGGCGCTGTACATCGCCCTTTACATCACCGACCCCACCGACGCCGACACGGGGACCGAGGTATCGGGCGGCGGCTATGTGCGCGCCCAGGTCAATCCGAACGGTGGTGGCGCGCCCGCGTTCGCCCTCGCCGTGGTCGATGGCGCGGGGATGATGGTCGCCAACGCCGACGACATCGAGTTCGCCGCGGCCACGGGGGCCTGGGGAACGGTGACCCACTTCGGTGTGAAGGACGCGGCCACCGGCGGCAACCTCCTGCACCACGGAGCCCTCGACCAAGCGCAGACGGTCAACACCGGCGGCATCTTCCGCATCGCGGCCGGGGACCTGAAGCTGCGCATGGAATAGGGACCGAGGAAGGTCCGGCCCATGCTCACCACCGCGGTATTCGACTTCGCCGATAGCAAGAGCGGGAAGATCACCTACCTCCCGCCCTCGAGCTATGTCGCGGCCACGGGCTGGGCCAACTGCCAGACCGGTCAGAACCAACAGACCGGCGAGAACCAGCGCGCATTCTTCAACTTCGACACTTCCAGCCTGCCGGATCAGGCCCAGATCGAGAAGGTCGAGTTCCTGATCTACGTGCCCAAGATCCCGGCCATCGATCCGGTCATTTACCGGGTCGGCATTTCGATCGGGACGTTCATCGGGGCTGCCCTGGACGGGACCACCGACGAATGGAACGGTGGAGTCTACATGGTGACGCTCTATTCCAGGCCCACGAGCGGGACCGTGGTGGATCTCGGAGCGACCGGAAACAACCCGGGCGCCCATGTCAACCGGTCCGGCGATACCGACATCAAGGTCTGGGACTACAGCATCGGTGACGTCGACACCTGGTTCTGGATGACGTCCTTCAACACGTCGCGCGACAAGTGCCAACTGCGGATCACCTACAGCCTGCCGTCGGCCACGGCCACAGGTCAGGGAGACGCGACCGCCACGGCCGGAATTATTCACCCAGC